AAATATTTATCTAGTACTACCGAGCCAAATAGTGCATATGATACAGATTATCCTTATAATCTAACGTATACTACTAAAAGAGGTCATGCTATAGAATTAGATGATACACAAGGAAAAGAGCGTATACATTTATATCATAGATCTGGCTCTTATGAAGAAATATCTAATTCAGCAGATTTTACTGGTAGAAGAGTTAAAAAAACTGTTGGTGATAACTATGAAGTAGTTGATCAAAATAAAAACGTATTAGTAATAAAAAACTCATTTGAAGAAATACAAGAAAATTGTACTGTAGTTATTGGAGAAAATCATACAGTAACAGTACATGGAAATGGACATATACATGTAGATGGAACAGCGACTATATCATGTGATCACGATATAAAAATTAAAGCACCAGGTGGTGTTACTATAGTTGATGGTTCTGTTAATTTAGCAAATGGTGCATTAACTGTAGAAAGTGCTGCTAATGGTGTTTTTAGTACTCCAGATGGTAGGCGAGTAGTAGTTCAAAAAGGCATCGTAACAAAAATAGAATAGGGTAATATATGAGTGAATTATCAGATAATATTAATCATTTAGCATATCAAATAGATAATTCTATTGATTGTGAAGTTTTATCTACAATTGTTAAACAACATTTAGATGGTGTATTAGGATTAATTCAAAATAGTATTGAAACACAATATGATTTATTAGGTGCTTTTCAACCACTATTAAAATTGCCTAGCGCTAATCCATCAAAAATTGTTTCATATCTTAAAAAACTAGTAATTAAAACTATAATACCACAAATACAAGCAGCTATAAAAATAGCATTAGATGTTATTGAATTAGCTTCTGCGCTTACTGATTTAATATCATCAATTACTAATGCTGGAATAAAATTGGCAAAATGTGTTACACAAATAACAGTTGATTCATTATTAACTATTACTACATTTATATCTGATACAATTTCTGATGCTTTAAATAGAGCATTTACTCAAATTGATTCATTACAAGCATCTTTATCTGAAACTATTGGATTTCCATTAGATGCTATTATAGACACTTCTAGTATCGATAATTTTAAAAATACTGCATTATCATCATTTGATCAAATTAATAATCAAGTTAATAGTTTTGCAGAAGAAGAATTAGGCAGTATTGATGTATTTGAAGGTAATATAACTATTCCTGGCGGTGGTGTTAATATTGTAGAACAACCAACTGCATTACATGATGAAACTATTACTCTTCCTGGTGGCGGTAGTATATCTATGGTTAAAGGCGCTGTAGCTAATGTAACAGCCGCGGCTGAAGGTTTTACTGGAAACGTAGAAGTATCTAATACTGTTACTTTTGAAGTAACTGGTGGTATTATTACTGGTGTTGCTAATACAGCTTAATAAATATAATAATAAAATAAAAGGCCTTTATATATGGGTGCTAGAATAGCAAAAGAAGACCAAGCATATTTACAATCAGGTGCTGATAAAGAAATATATAGCGATTTTTCGAATATATTTTTGCCTCATCCTATTACAGGTCAAATTACAAGAAAGGTTAATATTAATTCTGTTGAACAAGCATTAAGAAATTTAATATTGACTAATAAATATGAGCGTTTACGTAATCCTGAATTTGGTAGTAATATTCGTAATATGTTATTTGAATTAATTGATAATACACACGAAGATATTATTAAAGCTGATTTAAAATATTTAATAAAGAAATATGAACCCAGAGTATCAATTTTAGATATTAAAGTCAGTGTTAATGAAGAACAATATGCTATTAATATAACTATAACATATAATACTATTACTGTTTCAACACCTCAATCATTAAATTTAACATTATATAGAGTACGATAATGGCTACTAATAAAGGTAATATCAATTTAACTACACTTGATTTTGAAGATATAAAATCGAATTTTAAAGCATTTCTTAAAGCACAAGATGTTTTTAATGATTATGATTTTGAAGCTTCTAATATCAATGTATTATTAGATATACTTTCTTATAACAGTTATCTAAATTCATTCTATTTAAATATGATCTCAAATGAAATGTTTTTAGATAGTGCATTACTCAAAGATAGCATTATATCACATGCAAAAGAATTAAACTATACTCCTAGATCTTTTAGCTCTGCTGTCGCAAACGTTAATATCACTATTTCAGATAATTACAATTCTTCTGTATATATGCCTAAAGGCACATCATTTACAGGTACTATAGATAATAGAAATTTTACATTCGTAACAAATCAAAATATTACAATTGGCGGTTCTAATAATACTTTTATTGCTAATAATGTTCTTATATATGAAGGTGATTACGTTTCCGAATCATATACAGTAAATTACAATCAACAAAGTAGATATTTAATTACTAATAGAACCGTAGATACTACAAGTATTAATGTCATTGTAGTTGAAGATAATGGCGATGCAGTATATAGTTATGATAAAGCAACTTCATTATTTGGTTTAAATAGTACATCACAAGTATTTTTTATTCAAGCTGCAGAAAATAATTCGTATGAAATTATATTTGGTGATGGCGTTATTGGAAGAAAACCTAAAGATGGAGCAGTTATTATTATTGAATATCGTCAATGCAGTGGTGAACTACCTAACGGCATTGGTCGTTTTGTTGCAGATGGATATATTGATACTTATGGTGTTGTAACAAATATTGAAGTTAATACTAAAGCATCAGGTGGCGGTATTGGTGAAAGTATTGAATCAATTAAATATAATGCACCAAGAGCATTTACTACGCAAGAAAGATCTGTAACAGCAGCTGATTATGAAACATTACTAACAACTAATTTTTCTGAAATTAATGCAGTGTCTGCATATGGTGGTGAAGAAGAAGTACCTCCGCGATATGGTAAAGTTATTGTTGCAGTTGATTTAAAAAATACAGATTCATTACCATTAACTAAAAAACAATTATATAGTAAATTTTTAAAACCAAGAAGTCCATTATCAATTGATCCAATATTTGTTGATCCGGAATATTCATATATTACTGTTAAATCGAAAGTTAAATATGATATTAATTCTACATCATTAAAATCAAATGACATTAAAACTTTAGTTGAAAGCGCAATTTTAAATTATAATGAATTATTTTTAAATGGTTTTAATAAAACTTTTTATTATAGTAGATTTGTTACATATATTGATAATTCACAATTTGCAATTGTGAGTAATGATACTGATGTTTGTATTACTAAAGTACTAGATGCTGATTTATCACAACAGAAAGATTATGTAATAGATTTTGGTATAGCTTTAAGAGATGATATATCACAAATTGAATCTGCACATTCAAAAGACAAATTAAATATTTTAAATTCTACTACATTCATTTATAATGGAGTTCAATGTCTATTAGAAGATGACGGCACTGGTATAGTTAGAATTATTACTGTAAGAGATGGTCTTCATGTTGAAATAAAACATGTAGGTTTTATTGATTATAATACCGGCGTAGTTAATATTAATAATTTTAAACCAGACTCTCTTATTTCAGGTAAACCAATACAATTAAATGTGTTAGCAAAAGAAAAAGATATTATTTCTCAAAGAAAAACAATATTATCAATTCGTGACTCAGATATAGAAGTTAATATTGAACAGGTTCGTATTTAATGAAAAATATAGAACAATATATATCACCTCTTATTAAAGAACAATTTCCTTCTTTTTATAAAGAAGAAAGTCCATTTTTTATTGCTTTTGTAAAAGCATACTACGAATGGTTAGAAAATAATTATCAAGAAATTATTTTAGAAACACCAGAAAATTTTAATATTGGTGATACAATAACACAAGGTGATGTCACTGGTACTATCATTAATACATATGATGAATTCTTTTTAGTAAAAATAAACAATGATGAATGGTTTAAATGTAATAGAATATGTAATTCACTAATTGCTGCTAATAGTTCAAGTGGCGGCGAAAGCTATATTCTTTTACAAAGAAAATATAATCCAATTTATCAATCAAG